CTTTGATCCTTTGAAAGCTGATACTGATTTTTCTGTTGAAAACTGGTTACCACACACACATTACACTTTAAACAGGCAATCACAATTGTTAAGTATAAATAAATCGCGACACACAACTAAACTTAACCATAACGATAGAAAAATCAAATCTTTTGCTAAACGAGAGTGTTACCCAAAGTATAAACCTGTCCGCTGGATAAATTCCAGAACTGACTTTGCTAAAACTATTTTTGGACCTTTAACTAAAGCTATAGAAGAAGTGATTTTTAGTAATCCTTCTTTTATTAAACATATTCCGTTAGAGGATCGAGCTTCCTACATCAAAGAGCGTTTGTATTGTCCTGGTGCAGTGTATTGCTGCACTGATTTTAGTGCTTTTGAAAGCCACTTTGATCCAGAGATTTTGAGAATTTTTGAATGTCAGTTATATTCGTTTATGCTTTCCAACTTACCAGATTCAGCTAATATGTTGAACAATGTTCTTTGTGGAATTAATGAATGTAATAATAAATTAATGTCAATTAAGGTCCCTGGTAAGCGGATGTCCGGTGAAATGTGTACTTCACTTGGCAATGGATTCACTAATTGGGCTCTATGTAGTTATCTGTGTAAGATACATGGAGGTGAATGCATTGGGGTTTTTGAGGGTGATGATGGCCTATTTCGCTCTAGCAACGGGTATGTCCCAACAACCCAAGACTTTGAACAACTCGGGTTTCTTATTAAAATAAATACCTCTGATCAATTTAGTGATTTAAGTTTTTGCGGCATTTTGGCCGATGAGGTTGAGTTGTTAAATGTTACAGATCCTATTGAAGTGATAACCAACATTGGTTGGACTAGCTCTATTCAAATGCATGGCAATAATGACACCATGATTTCATTACTTAAGTCGAAGGCACTCTCCTTAGGTTATGAAATGCCTGGTTGTCCTGTTTTGTCACATTTATCTAGGAGCATATTGAAGCAGACAGAATGGGTGAAGATTAAAGTAGAAAATTGTACTGCTCGTCATAACAATTATTGGGCAGATTATCAGATTAAGCGG